GCGCCCTTCACTAAAGAGAGGGTTGTCTCGCTTCAAGACAGAGACAAGGTTTGACAGTAGCGTGTCCCTGTCTTCGCCTGCGTCCCACAACGCCCACGCGATCTTACGGTAGTCTTTCTTAGTCACCGATACCCTCCACCCCTGAGTCTCAGGGTAAACTGTCTCTCTCTCTCTCTCTGTCTTCGCAGCAGTCTGGACACACGGTATAGGGTACCATCACACACTCGCCGTCCGAGTGTCGCCAGTCAGTGTAGCAGACTGGACAAGTATGGATATGATCGTGATGGTCGCACACTAGCCTTTACTCCACCGTTACCGTCTCTAGCAGTGCTGTCGGAGCGCACCAAGACGGGTTTGGCTCCGTCGTGACATAGACCGCGCCTCCGGCCCGCAGGTCTGGAACGCTCTTAGTCACGACGATGTACGCTCGGCCATATGACTCTGCCGTGATTCGAGCCGATGCCCGCAGTCGTGCGGCCGTATGGCCATTGTAGCTTGGCCTAGAAGTGATATACTCCAAGTCTGTCTTCATTGCCTCACCCGAGCTCCTCCCTTACCCTCTACTTGGCTACGAAGGCCGCAAGCGCTTCGGCAAGCGCAGCATGCGCGCTGTGCTGCGCGGCGAACACCGACCGCGTATCCGCATCCGTGCGCGCCTTGCGACGGAAGTAACGCACGTCGTCCAGTCGTGCGTACTCCGTGTCGCCGGGCTCGCGCGGCTCCGTCTCTGCCAGGATGCGCTTGGCCTCCCTTACCGCAAGCCCGTCCAGGTAAAGAGGAAACCACCTATCCTCGTCCTTGCGGCCAACACAGTCACTCAAGAAAGTCTTCATTGTCCCCCCTACTCCCATATCGAGGCACCATCCGTCGCCCTCGGAAACCTGTTCGTCCTGATCCTAGGTCTACCACCATTCCTTGAGATTGCTCGTGGCGTAGATCCGGTCTGCGATTCGCTCGTAGATGAGCGCTACAGCCACATCGCCTTTCCGCCTGCACTGTGCCGCAGTCTCCGCATTCCACGCATAGCACGAGGCGTCAGTAGCGAACCGGGCCGACCCATTGCCGCGCAGTCCAAGCCTGTGCGCTAGAGCGCGGCCCTGGAGCGTCCCGTAGGCGTCAAGAAACTCGCGTCGCTCCCGCGCGTCATCCAGATTGAAGACTCGCATGGCTCACTCCTCCGGTCCCTCTCTCGCATCCGCGAGTGCCTCTGCCTCAGTCTCGAACGGCCCGACCGGATCGCTGCCGGGCAGACAGCCTGGGGAGCAAGACCACCAAAACCATCCTGACCCAGGACAATCCTCAGCCTCGGTGTCGGCAGGGTGGAAACAGTCGTTTACGCAATCGTGCTCCCACACTTCGATATCCGGCAACGCGGTCGGCTCATCTTCACGCTTCGGATTGCTATAGGCTTGCATGGCTCACTCCTCGTTAGGGTTGTATCCTCGCGCCATCCTCAGCGTCCTCTGCATCTGCCATCGCATCCGCGACCGGCATCCGGCCAGCGCCGAGGCAGTCCGGGCAGAGGGGATAGTAGTCACGAGGCTGGCGTCCATCCCAATCGTCCAAGCCGCTTCCGCTGCACGCGCTGCACTCGTGGTCCACCTTTGCCTGCTCACTGCTTGTCATGTCTCTAGTCCCTCCAGTGCTTGCTCTAGCACACACCATGCCACACCGCGCCATAACCCGAGCCCGACGCAAACAAAGCACTTACGCCGATTCAACAGTTCCCGCCCTCAAGGCATCGACAAGTCTTGTCACCCCGCTTGACAGTTTTTGCCAACCTACTGACTGCGCTGTACTTGCGGCTGACACTATTTGGCACACGCACAATGTATGCCCAGAAGTGTCTAGGCGGCCTCACGCACAAATGTGCGCCGTGTCCCCTTTAGTGGACGTACAGTGTCCACTTTAGAGGACAGGCCGCTGCATGCAAGAACCGTGCCAAGAGTCTGATGCAAGAATCGTGCCAGGAGCTGGCGGGCGGGCTGCGGGCCGAGTGCATGGCCTAGCGCCTAGGGGGTAGGAGGGTGAGGGACCGCTAAAAAGAAGTCGAGGTTCGTATCTGCCCTTGATACTCGGAGAAACTGGACCCCAAAATGCCTGTAAGTGCTTGAAAGTGCTGGGGCGGGCAGGTCAATCTGGCGCAATGTCTGTGAAAGTGCGGCAAAGTGTAGGCAAAAGCGCGAAAGTGCCGACAGGGATTTGGGAGATTGCGGGCGAAAGTGAGGGCCAAAGTGGCATTTCTGCTGACTTTTCGCGTTGTGGCCCCAGCCGCGCGATTTTTGTGGGATTTCCTTCTGGCCCAAGGGCTTACAGGACGAGTTTTTGCGCAAACTGCCACAATTCTGACCCAAAGTTCAGCGCTGAATGGTCTAGGGCTTGACAATCGCCGTTGGAATGTGCTATAGGTGGTATCTATGGGAGCAGAACTCCTCGTGGCGAGTCGGACCCGACAAATCCAGCAGGGGGACTTCCCCGAAACCGATAGACCGGGTAGCTTGGCCGCCACCTTCCTTATTCCTCCCGCCTTCCTCGGCCACTTCCTCTCTCCCACCCGGCCACCTGCGCCGCTCGCCGGCCCTGCCACGACGCAGTAGGACGCACCCCACCCCTCTCTCGACGTAGGGCTGACCGGCGACAGCCCTTTTTCAAATCCGATGGCTGATCTCAACGAATTGCTGCGAGCTTTTGCCGAGCAGGACATGCTGCGGCGTACTGGACAGGCCAGTGACCCGGAGCAGGCCGCTCTTGAGGACCGCAGGCGCGAAGGTGCGCTTATGGCTGGACTGCTCGGGCCGGCTGCGCCATTCACTGCGGCACCTGTGGCCTTGGCCGGAGCCGGAGACGAGGGAGTGAAAGGGCTAGGGCAGGCGACAGGACTAGGACAATATTTCCCTGGACCGTTCAGGACTGGTCCAGAAACGTCGCCTGCAAGTGTCTCAAACGTTGGGGCGCTGATGGGCGGTTATGGGGAGCAGACTGCCGGGCCGCTGATCCAAGCGCTGCTCGGTCTGTTCGGGAGACAGTAGGTGCCGTTTGTCAAGGGCCAGTCGGCCAATCCGCGTGGAAGGCCGAAGGCGAACATGGCCAGCCGCATCAAGGCCAAGTACGGCAAGGACGGCAAAGAGCTGTTGGAGATGCTGGACGGCATCGTGAGAAGCGCCAAGACTCCTCCGAGAGAGAAGTTCGCCGCGGTGAAAGAGTTGCTTGACCGCGGCTGGGGTCGGACTGCCGCAGTGTCGGAAACTTCCGAGCAGACATCCGAGCCGATCTTCTCGCTGCCCTCGATGCCCTCGGTGGAGCCGTTCAAGCCCACCAAGATGAACTGATGACGCGAGAGTTGACTTGGGCGAACGACGCACAGCGGCGCTTCTTCATGGAAGGCCCCGGTGGTGTCTTGGGCTATTACGGCGGTTTCGGCAGTGGGAAAAGCACTGTGCTTTGTCTCAAGTTGCTTTGGATCGCGGACATGTTCCCAGGTTCGCAGATAGCCCTAGTGCGACGTACTGCCTCACAACTCCGTAAGACGACGCTGAGCACTCTACTCGCGTGGCTGCCGCACCGCCACATCCGACGCTACAACGAGCAGGCCGGCATTGTCGAACTGAAGAACGGGAGTAAACTGTTCCTGCTGCATCTGGACACGCCAGACTCCCTTGGAGTGTTGAAGTCGCTGGAGTTGACAGCGGCAGGCGTCGATCAGGCCGAAGAGGTAGACTCCGAGGCCATCGACCTGCTTGACCGTCGTGTAGGCCGATGGCGGGAAGCGAAGATCCCGGCCTATCTGAACACTCCGGACTGGCCTTGGCGTGACAACACCGGCGTTGCGATTGCGCCCAAGTGGATGCTTCTCACCTTCAACTGCCCCGGCTTCGACAGTTATCTGTGGCACCGCTTCGCGCCAGACTCGCCTGATCGGGCCGTCTGGGAAAAGCGCGGCTATCGGCACATCGTGGCCAGTTCAAGGGACAACCGCTTCCTCGGCCAAGCCAACCTCGACACCTTGCTTGCTGGCGGCAAAGACTTTGTGGACCGCTACGTGGACGCTGTAACCTGGGGCATCACAGAGGGCTTGGTCTTCGACGTGCCGGACATGGCCATCCTCGAACCGGAGCCTGGTCTGATCGACAGGATAAAGCGGGGCATGAAACTGCACCGCAGTCTCGACCACGGGGAAACCGCTCCGGCGTGTTGCCTGTGGCACGGAACCGACTCTGAGAATCGCATCTTTGTGTATCGTGAGTATTACGAGCCGGATCGTCTTGTGAGCGACCACCGCAAGGCCATCAGCCTACTCTCTGCTGACGACCACTCGCATTACTACAGTAACCTTGCCGACCCCTCCATCTTCTTTAAGGCACGGGGTCGGACTGTCAACGTTGGGCCACGGTGGTCCATCGCGGATGAATATAGCAGCATAGACATAGCACCTAAAGACACCGCGCTGTACTGGACATCGGCCGAGAATGATGAATCCGTGACCCGTACCCGTCTCAAAGAGTACCTTCGCATCGACCCGACCTGCCGCCATCCCGTGACCGGACAGAAGGGCGCTCCGCGTTTGTACTTCGTCAAGCGGACTCCGAACTACCCCAACGGCTGCTATAACGTCATCCATGAGATGCGCTCGCAGCGATTCAAGATGATCGGGGAGACGAGTGACGGCAAAAAGATGTTCAACGAAGAGCGGGACGAGAAGGTGCCGGACCACGCTGTAGACGCTCTGCGCTACTTTGTGGTGAGTCGGCCGGCTCTTGGCAGTCAGCCGCAGAGACCTGACGCTAATCCCGGTGACATCTACATTGACCAATACTACGCAATGGAAGAGGCGATCAAGCTTCGACGGCGGCGTCGGGAGCGCATGCAAGGCGTTGCGCCGGCCGGATACGGCGGATAGTCGTAAAACGTAAAACTCTGACTTGGAGGATAAATCAGTGAACTTCAGTTTCATCAAGCTGTTTGCCAAGGCGGTTGTGGCCTACGGTGTCACCGCGGCCTCTCTGGCGGCGTCTGCGTTCGTTACTGACTTCTTTGGCAAGGTCGCTAACCCGGCGGACCCGATCTACACGCAGGTTCCGTTCTACCTCGTGCCGATCCTCGTTGCAGGCTTCGTCGCCCTGCGCAACTACATCAAGAATCACCTCCCTGCCTAACAGTGAAAGAGTGACCAGTGGACAAGTGTTGTGTTTCTCGCTGATGGCGTGTCAGGCAACAAGCGTGAAACACAGTACACCCACGTTGGAGACGACATGAAACCTGTTGAACTACAAGACTGGCTAAAACGGCGCGATACTGTGTATGTGCCGATTGTTCGGGCCGAAGAGGACCAGCGGCGCAACATCTCGGACGGTACACCTTTTGGCCAGTCGCTCACCGAGGTGGCCATCCGAGACATCTTGTCCCGGCTGGAAAACATCGAGGCTCAGTTGAGAGCGGCTCGTGTAGGAAAGTAAATGGCTGATGCGGGCAAGACCAAACGTTTCATAGAGCAGTGGGACCAGCGGATCTCCTCAGCCGAAACGTGTAAGAAGCGCTGGGAAGAGAAGTACAGGGTAGCCGAGAGCTACCAGTTCTGGACCGGCAACCAACTTGCCGAGCCCATGACTCCTCGCGGCCAGCGGAAGATACAGATCAACCTGATTCACAGCGCGGTGAGGGCAATGTTGCCATCGCTGTACTTCTACCGTCCCTTTGCCCGCATCTCCGCGGCCCCGGAGCAGGTGGATACTCCGGGTACGTCACTTGAGGAACAAGTCCAAATCCTGCAAGACACCGGAAACTACTTCGTGCGCGAGGGCGCGGTCGGATTCAGAGAGAATACCTTTATTGCCCTGAAAGAGTCCCTGTGGGCAATTGGCTGTGTCGAGGTTGGGCACACCGCCGAGTTCATCGAGACAGTGGAAGCGCCACAGCGCCCTCCCATCAAGGAGAGCGAATGGACCAAGGTGGAGCAGCCGGCGGTCGATACCGAGCCTGTCAAAGATGAAGACGGTCTGACTGTCAGCCCTCTCTCTGACGAGGCGGCACTTGAGAAGGAGTTGGAGCGCCTACGGGCCAACCTCAAGAGTGAGGACTTCTACGTCAAGCACATTCCGGCTAGACAGTTGCTTATCTCTGAGACTGACCGCGCTGTCCTACTTGAGAATGACTGGATTGGCTACTGGGAGGAGCACCCGCTCGAAGATATCAAGCGCAGTTCTTACGAAAACACCAAGAACCTGAAGGCGAGTACCAGAGGGGACAGCCCGTCGCAAAGCCGCGAGGAATACGAGTCCGAGAGCGCCACAGTCCGTATCTACAAGATTTGGGACTTGCGCACACGCACCCGCTTTGTGATGGCCGAGGGCCACGACAAGTACCTGCTCCGTAAGCCGTTCAAGCGCTGCCCGCTTAAACTCCTGCGCTTCGACTTGGACCCGTATCACTTCTTTCCCAAGCCTCCTATCGCGTCGTGGCTGATGCCGCAGGAAGAGTACAACGACAGCCGCGAGTACCTTCGCGTTGTGCGCAGCGGCACCAAGCCGCTCTTCACCGTGGACGAGCAGGCGATGGACGATGCCGAAGTGCAGAAACTTGAACTTGGCGACCACAATGCGTATGTGAAGCGGCGGGGCAATACTACAAGTCCAATCGAGCCGGTCAATCAGCCCAACTATTCGCAGAACGCCCTACAGACACTTACCATCTCCGAGCGCGAGTTCAACATGATCGCGGGCGTACCGGCCGAGTTCAGGCAGTCGCAGGTTGAGACCACTGCGACCCAAGCCACCATCATGAGTCAGCAGGCTCAGATACAGGACAGCTATGACCGCTCGCAGGTTGCGGAGTGGCTGGCCACAGTCATCCATGAGTTGCTGGACCTAGCCCTAGACCATATGCTATTGGAGCGGTGGATTGAGATCAACGTCGATCCCGACTCGCCCTTTGCAACAGAAGAGGCGTCGGTGGTGGCTACCCGCTACCAGCAGATCAGCGCGCAGCGACTACAGAAGGCGACGCGCGGCATCCGCTGGGCTGTGCAGGTTGATGTGGAAACGCTCAGTCCTGTCTCTGAAGAGCAAAAGCTTACTCGATGGATGCAAGCCCTCACCATGATTACCAACCCGCAGATTGGGCCGTTACTGGCCATGGCTCCCTCTATTCTCAAGCGGACGCTGGAGTTGAGTGGAATCAAGAGCGGTAGGGATGCGGACGCAATCCGTGAAGGGCTGAACCTGATGCTACAACAGCAACAAGCAATGGCGAGTCAGCAGGCCGAGGCTGGAGGTAGCCCGCCCAAACCTGTAGGCACAGCGTCGCAGCCTGGACGTACTGCACCTGGTGCGGCTGCAAACTCTCCTGCCCCTCCTGCTTCGTTGCCAAACCCGCCGTCACCTCCCTCAGCGCCAGGAGCGCGTTAGTAACGGAGTAGCCATGCCACACGAAAGCGATTACAGCAGCGCGACCAAAGCCGAAGGTCTTGCCCACAAGATGAAAGAGATGAAGATGAAGCCGCGCATCTCTGTCCGAATGGACGAAATGGATTCGGATCGAGAATATCACAAGCGAGAGAAAGCCAGTCTGAAGAAGAAGGTAACGGCTCTCAAATCGGAGATTAGCAACTTCGACAGGGACGGTGCGGCTGACAAAGTGCTCAAGCAGATGAAGAACGAGATGGCGCGGTGCCAGATGCGCATGATGGAGATGGAGGACTAAATGTCCACCGTTCGCTGTGACTCCTGTGGCGGCGAGTACGGTCTTGGCGAATGGCCTTGGTGCCCGCACGGAACCGCCGGCACTAACTGGGCCGACGCGCCCATCGAGCCATACTTTGACGAGCACATCAGCACAGAAGGCGAGTGGATCACCAGCCGTGGCCAGCGTCGAGCACTCATGGCCAAGAACGGCCTTGACTACAAACACAAGAAACAACCGCGTCCAGGCTCAACCATCTTTTTTGATATGGGGCGGAGATGAGCAAGTGGACGACGCATACCAACCCGGACACTGCCACTTCGGGAGTCTCCTGCACGATCCCGAACTGCGGATGGTGCGATACTGCGGGCTCTGTGGCCACTGGTTCTGCACTGTTTGTCGTGGACGGTACTGGAGCCGGGGTCTTGAAGCCATCCGCGAGTTGGCCAAGGGACGGCGCGGACCAGACTGTTGTGGAGTAGATAATGCCCTGTCCTCCTGAAAGACTAGCCCAACTCAAGGCCATTGACCCGTCCATCCCGGATGCGCAATGGCACGCACAGTGTGAAGAGCAGGAATCGGAAGGCGGGTTTGACTCGGGTTGTCCTCCTGATCGCCCATTCCGATCAGCCCGCCCCATCGAGGGCGCGTCCGGCCCTGTTGATAACTGCGTCGAGAAGCGGGAGAACTGCCCTCCTGGGTTCCGCGTTATCGGTAGCGACCACAACAACACTGCGCGATGCTTGCCTGGAGATGCCCGCGAATTCCAGCAAGGACCACAGCCAGGCCAAGGGCCTGGACAGCCAGGGCCTGGCCAACCCGCTGCTCCCACCACATTCGGGTCTGCCGGAGACTTGTCCTACACAGGCAACCCTCTCATTGACGCACTGCTCTATCAGTTCAATACACAGTCCAGTCTACAGACCGGAGCGCGCAACATCTTTGGATTACCGCGGTACGGCGGTGGCGCGCCAGAGACAGCCGCGCCCGGCTTTGGCGATGTAAAGGGCAAGCTACTGCCGGGCGGTGGCTTGATCTGGGGACAGTCCCAGACGTTCGGCCCTGGAGGCACTCCGCTTGGGGATGTGAAGTTTAGGACCACACCTAACCAGCCGCCGAAGTATTACGACCCTAACACCCCGCGATCGAATGCGCCGGTCCCGGAACTTACCACCAACACCTTTGCGCCGCGCCCAGGTCAGCCGTTGCCTCCTATGCCGGCCCAGCAGTCACGGCCGCTTGTAGGAATGACGCCAGGATTGCCGCACGCCCCCGGTGTCTTTCCAGGTGCTCCGCGACCAGACTTACCGACGCTTCAACCGTTCCCCGGTGCTCCAGCCGCACAGCCCTCCTCTCCTCTGTCGGCCGCACTAATGGGTGTTCCTGGCCTACGGCCGCAGCGACGGCCGAAGTACCCCTCGTTGCAACAGAGTTTCATGAATCCGGCCTGGAGCCAGTTCGGAGTAATCCAATGATGTACATGCACGACAAGATGGTCGGCACCGGCGGCGACGAAGTAAAGAAGAAAAAGAAGAAGTCGCCACTGGCCGCGAAACTTACAGAGGTGTACGCTGAGAACCCATACGGTCTCTACAAGAAGGGCTCACAGTTCGTAGTCAAGAACCAGCAGACCGGACATGTAAAGGGCACTCACGCTTCCCGTGAGAACGCGATGCGCCAGTTCAGGCTGCTCGAAGGAATCGCTCACGGCTGGAAACCAACTGGACGCAAGTAGCACACACGGATAAGCGGGCGTCGTCCCGCACCCGTGAGGAGAAGTAAATGCCAGACATCAGTGATGACATCAAAAACGCTGTAGCTTCCGCGCACGAAGAGGTAACAGGGGAGAAGATCGGCAGCGGTGCTGCTGTCGTTGACAACACCGACGCGACAGCAGAGGCGGTTCCTGTAAAGGCCGAGGCTGACAAAGACGAGGCAGAGCCGGCAAAGCCGGCCAAGGAAGCAAAGCCCGAACCCGAGGAGGAAGAGGAAGAGTTCCGTCTATCGGCCGATGAACTAGAGGCCATCGACGCGGACCCGAAACTCAAGAAGGCATACAAGAGTATGCTTCGGGACTACCGCAAGAAGACCACCACTGTGGCCGAGGAGCGGCGCGCTATCGCGGACAAGACACGCATCGTAGAACTGATGGCGTCTGACCCGGACGGAGCAGTGCGCGCACTTGCATCCCTACGTGGTCTGAAACTGGTCGAGCCGGAAGATAAGGCCGCTCCTACCAAGAGCGAAGTGGATGCGGCGTTCGATCAGTTGACCGAGTTGGTTGGGTCTGAAGGTGCTAAAGCGCTTCGCCCTGTCTTCGAGGCCACAGTCAACTCTGCGATCAAGCGTGTCGTGGACGAACACGTTACTCCTCTAGAGCAGCGGGCGAACGCCTTTGCCCAAAGCGCGTTGGCCCAGAGCATCGAGTCCAACCTCGCAAAGTATCGCGCCAACGTCGCAGAGTCCGGCGGCGAGTGGGACGAGGAACTTGAACTAGAGATGGCCGGACTAATCCACAAGATCCAGCCGACTCCTGACACTGAGTTCGACGACTACCTTGACGTTCTTTATCAGACCGCAACCTCGCGCCGTACAAAGGCCAACGACACCAAAGAGCGTGTCGCACGACTGAAGGCTGCGGCTGCCACACGGGAGCCGGGCCGCCCCTCGCGGGCGACAACCGAGACTCCTGCATCAATCACTCGGGACACACCACTTCCTGACGCAATTGCGCTGGCAGTCAAGCAGGCGCAGAGGGAACTGGGCACTCGTTAGTATCGCCGCCAACTCGGTGTTCCCGCACCGAACCGGCACCGTACCGCGGCACTGCCGCCCGGCGGGACAATTCGCTGACTGAGACCCCCTCCGAGTAACAAACAGTCGGTAGCAACACAACCGCATAGAGGAAAAACCAAATGGGCGCTACGTCCCAAACGGTTACGTATAACGCGGTTGCCGCACTTGCTCTCGACAAGTTGTCGGACAAGATCGCTGACGCGATTTCGACCGGCAACAAGGCTCTGTACTTCTACAAGAAGAAGGGCAATTGGAAGGGCATCGACTTCGGCGGCAACCAGTTGCGTATCGCTGTGATGTACCAGCTACAGACGCTTCAGCCTATCGGAGCGTATGGCACTGTCAACGTCAACGCCGTGGACGGCGACACGTCCGCCTACTATCCTTGGGTTCAGACCGCGGTCCCTGTCTCCTTCTCCGATCTGGAGGAGTTCAGAACTGGTGGTTCTGAGTCCATCGAGAGCATCGTGGACGCGAAGTATCGGCAGGCCAAGGCCAGCGCGGACGACTTCTTCTCGAAGGCGCTTCTGCGTGGTCAGGCTCAGATCGACACCACGTCTCTCGCCACACCCATCACAAGCTCGGTTGACGGGTCCACGTTCGTTGACCCCCTGCCGCTGCTCATCAAGTTCGACCCGACGACTGCCACCACTGTTGGTGGTATCGCGCAAGCTACGAACACCTGGTGGCAGAATCAGTTGTTTGATTCGGCCGCTTCCACTCTCACCGCGTTCCTTGCCGAACTGCGCCGGTTGCACGTTCTGACCCAGCGCGGAGGCGGTGGGGCCGACGCTGCTCCTGACTTCCACATTGTTGACGAGCGCACGTACAACGTCTACGAGCGCGCCCTCGCCCTGACTCACCGCAACCCCGATTACGGGAAGGGCGATCTGCCGTTCGAGAACATCGCGTTCAAGGCTAAGCCCGTTGTCTTCGACGAGCTTGTGCCCGACGTTAAGAACGGGTCCACGACCATCACTGATGGTTCGTGGTATATGTGCAACAGCGCGTTCTTGGGCTTCACCTACGATAAGCGTAAGAGCTTCAAGGTTGGCGAGATGGTCCGGCCGAATAACCAGCTTGTCAGCACGGCTCTTATGCCGATCCGCGGTGCGCACTGGACGAGCAACCGCCGTAAGCAGGGCGTCATGGGTGACATCGACCTGACCACGCTCGAAGCGGCTACCTCGTAACACCAGAGATAGAGTCAGCGAAAATGTTGTTCATCTTGGAGTTCAAACATACTGACAATCGACGCTCCCGTGTGGAGCAGGAGAACCTAAGTTGCTTTTTCCCCATGTAGTGAACACTGAAGCCGACAAGGCTTTCGTGAACATCCTGAACACCCAGGCCGTCTCGGTCTCCGCTGGAGACTCGGTTATCTGGAGCACCACGACCCCTGACGGCGTTCGTTCCACCCAGCCTGCGACGGCAACGCTCTCGCTGTTCGCCGGTGTCGCTGACAGTACCATCGCAGCGTCGGCCTACGGTCTCGCACAGGCTTACGGCTATCGCTCTGAGGCGTTGGTCACCAACCACACCACGCAGGCCGTTGCTGCCGGCGACGAACTGAAGGCGGTCAACGCTGCCGACCACCTCACTCGTTCCGCGGCCAGCACTGGCATCAGCGGGTTCGTGTATGCTGCGGCGGCCGTTGCCACCGCGACTACGCCCGCGGCTGCGCTCGTCAAGGTGTTCATTCGGGCCTTGTAGGACAGTACCTATGGTGGGGGGCCTAACCGCCCCCCGCCGTGTTCAAACATGGAACCACTCGCAGTTCTAATCTACTCGCACCGCAGCGGGTATCTGCCATTGCTTGAGTATCAGCTCAAGCAGGCCGGCATAGAGCAGCACCACATCGTTGACCCAGAGTTTTCATGGCGGAGACGCATCCTATTTACACGCGACGCTGGACGTCTATTCCCAAACCGGCTGTTAGTGTTCCCCGATGCGTGGGACACCGTTCTACTTGGAACAAAGTCTGAACTAATAGCTCTCGGTTTGGAGACATGCGTCACACTGGCGGGAGCTAAGAATTGCTGGCCCGACAGTCGGGAAGCCGACTATGCCAGCAAACAAGGCGACGGTCTGTCGCCGTGGAGGTACGTGAACAGCAACCCTCTTGCGGGAATTGGCAATGCCCTCGCCAACATCATTGACTGGGGCTGGGAGCGCTTCCCACTCAAGGGTGACTCTAGAGACATCCACGAGCCAGCCGGAGAAGTATGTGAGCGCTTCTGGACCAATCTTTACCTAGACACGCGCTTTGACATTCGTATAGACAGCGAATGTCGTCTTAGTCAGTCGTTCATATCTAGTGTGCCCGGTGAGTTGAAAGCAGACAACGGTCGCCTGCACAACCTTGTAACAGGCAGCACGCCTGTCTTCTTTCATCTCAACGGTAATCACCTACTCCCAGAAGGACTAGTCGCACTCCAATGAAGCAACAGTGTTTACTGCTCGGGTCCGGCTTCATGAAGGCCGAGCGCCGGTTGGCTACGCCTTTCTCTCTGCCAGACAACCTGACAGAGTGGACCACGCTCGACATGAACCCGGACGCCAAGCCTGATGTGATATTCAACCTAGATGACACAGAGCGTGGCAAGAAGTTGCCATTTAAGGCAAATTACTTCCACGAAATTCATGCCTACTCTCTGATCGAGCACTACGGCCGTCAGGGCGATTGGCGAGGCTTCTTCACCGGAATGCGTGAATTGTGGCGTGTACTCGTGCCCGGCGGTTACCTGCTTGGTGCTTGTCCCGCGTATGACGACATGTGGACTTGGGGCGACCCAGGCCATACCAGAGTCATAAACCGTGGGACACTTTCGTACTTGACTAGGGAGCACTACGAACAACTTGGAAAGACCCCATCCTCGGATTATCGCAACTTTGTCGATCCGTGCTGGTGGAAGATGGTTCACGCCACGGACGAGCAGATTGGCGATTGTAGAGCGTTTGCGTTTGGTTTAGAAAAGGTATCATGAGCGAGAGACTACGACATCCGTTGTACCGCTGTTACTACTGTGGCTACCTCTTGACTCGGCACGAGATGATTGCTAAGTGGGAGACTGCTGAGCGCACAGACTCCAAAGACGCCTCACTGTGTCCGTGTGGCAGTCGAACCGTGCGGGCGACAAACCCAAAGTGGTGGGAGGAGTTGTTCCTGCCACGAGTGTGGAAGGAAGCTTGGCTGCTTCACAGGTCTGCATGAAAGCCTACGTCTTCAGGCCGCAGTGCGGTGTACGCAACTTCGGAGACGAATTGAACCTCTGGTTGTGGGACCGCTATCTGCCTGAACTGAAAGACTCAGGTGACGGACTGCTGATGGGTATCGGTACGCTACTGGACCAAGACTTGCCAAAAGAGCGACCGCTAATCGTGTTTGGCAGTGGTGCCGGCTACGGCTCTGTGCCTGACCTGTCTGATGTGGACGTTCGCTTTGTGCGCGGCCCTAAGACTGCCAACGCAATAGGAATGCCGGGCCGCGGTATTACCGACCCGGCCATACTGGTGCATGGGTTGATTGAGCCCAAGCCTGTTCGGGATGTGGCCTTCGTGCCGCGCTGGACAGTTGTCACTGGCGAGCCGGACCTTGCAGACAAACTTGCACAGCACGGCATCTTCACAGTTGATCCGACGTGGGAAGTAGACCGTGTTCTGCGAGAGATCGCCGGTACCCGCCTGATAGTAACTGAGGCGTTTCACGGCGCAGTGGTAGCAGACGCCCTACGTATCCCTTGGATTCCGGTATACGCCGAAGTTACGCACTTTTTCAAGTGGTTTGATTGGACCGCAAGCATGGGCATGCACTACGACCCGGTTGCGGTAGTCGTAAGTGGTCTTCTGTGGGCTAAGGACAACTCTTGTCCGCAGCTAAGTTCCGACAGTGTGTTCCGCGCTAGGCTGTGGGAAGTGCAAGAGCAAGTGAAGAGACTGCGGAAGGACTTGAAGGTTGCTGCGTGAACTTCCCGCCCAAGTCGAAGCGGTTGGAGCTACAGATCGAAACAACCAGTACGTGCAATGCTCGATGCGTCTTCTGCCCGTACCCGGCTCTGAACCGCAAGGGCGGCCTGATGTCGATGGAGTTGTTCGCTAGGATCATTGACGACATGGCCCAGATCCCACAGATCAACTCTCTTGTGCTACACGGTCTAGGTGACCCGACCCTTGACCCACGACTCGTGGACAGGATCAAATACATCCGGCAGGACAAGGCAATAGACCATCCGATAGAAGTCTACACCAACGGTATTGCCATGATGCCGCACAAACTTGATGCGCTCAAAGACGCCGGCCTTACCTGTGTAGTGTTCAGTGTGAATGCGGTGCGGCCTGACCAGCACGACGCCATCATGGGAACTAAGGGCAAGTTCGACACGGTGTGCGCGAACGCGGACTACGCGATAAAGATCGGTCTCGCGGTTGAGACGCACGCAGTTCTCACCAACGACACCTTCAACCGTGACGACATGGACATCTTCTATCGACGGTGGGGCCGTGCTGGCGTGGATGGCAACGGCATGGTCATCTACGAGAACAACTGGGCCGGTCTCAACCGCGACACTCGCTTGTGGAACGCAAACAATTGTTGCTCAAGAGCTACGGGCCAGATATACGTGCTGGTGGACGGTCGGGTGGCCATGTGTTGCTACGACCCTTCTGGCAAGACCACCTTCGGTAATCTGAGTGAGCAGTCGATCCGCGAAGTCTACAATAGTGACTACTACACTCTATTCCGCGAGATGCACTCTCTGAACCGAGCCGCAGTGTTTGAGCGTTGTGCAGGATGCACGAGGACATGACGTGGCTTTCCCATGTACGTCCTGTGGTGCCTGCTGCGCCTTCGTGCGCGGTCGCGCCTACGAGGAGTTCAAGCCAAAGGGCTGGATACTTCCGAGTGGCGCATGCATCAACTACGACTTCGCCACGAAGTTATGCAAGATATACGACAGTCGCCCCACGGTCTGCCGTGTGGACGCCTTACGTCCGTCGCATCTCGGCGTGCAGCAATGGTACGACTTTGTTGAAGACCGTTGCGACGAAGCCCACGTACTTGTCTACGGAACCAAGCGCGAAAGGCTAAAACGGGAATACGTCGTGAGCGACGAACTGAAAGGCAAACGGGCGTTGCTGGCTGTACCCACTTACGGTCAAGTCGATCCGCTTTGCGCGAAGATGCTTCGTATCGCTATGATGGGAGCGTCTAACCGTGGCTTACGGTGGGTAGGCGACGCCAGCCCTGACAGACAAGGGTGGTCTGCCGCACGCAACAGTGTTGCACAAGTCGTGGCGGACGATCCTGACAGCGTGGATGGTATCGTGTGGGTTGACTCCGACATTCGGGTTCCGCCTGACGCAATCGTGCGTCTACTGGTCCACAGCCTCGACTTCGTGTCCGGTCTGTACCATCAGCGTGCGCCGGTACACAACCCTGTCTTCTACGGTTGGAGCGACAAGAAGCAGATGTTCCAGCCGGCGGACGACTATCTGGTGGATGTAGTTGCTCCCACTGACGGCTGCGGTTTCGGCTTTGTGTGGACTAGTACCAAGACCATCATGACGATTGCAAAGCACAAGGACTTTGACTCCAAAGGTGGGTGGTTCAAGGATCTGCGTGACGGCGGCGGCTTCGGTGAAGACCTGAACTTCTGCCGGCTGGCGATGAAGGCCGGCATACAACTGCACATAGATACAGGTATCCAAGTTGGGCATGCCGGAGAGTTGGGCGTGGTCACACGCGAAGACTTCCTGCGAGAGAAGGCAAAGTTGGTGGTCGGGGCCGCCCCCGAGACGCAAAGAACGTGGGGCGTTAAGTAAGGAGAAATGAGATGGCGCGGTTTGACGCTAACGGAAAGCGGACCAAGGCAGTGTTCATCAAAGAAGTGAGCAACGGCCGCACACGATACCGACGTGAACAGTACAACTTAGTGCAGTACAACACCGACAATGAGTCGGAGCCCAAGACTTACATCGAGGGTCTACCGGACCCGGCGGTTCGGATTCGAGACGGTCTAACCTACGATGAGGTCTACGACGAGGTTCTCTTCTTCGACGCCCCTCCGTATAACACGGCTAGAATTGGTCGCGTCGGCGGGTAATACTCGGTGATACCTCTCAGCAGCATTATCAGCAGGGTACGGACGAAGCACGAAGCCTCGTCTACTGCCCGCTGGAGCGACGCTGCTATCACCGAGAGTATCAACGATGGACTAGACGAGTTGTCCCAAAGCACACTGTTCTACGAGCGGGCTGTGTCGATACCTACGGTAGAACGTACCTACTACGATCTGCGCGGCTACCTGCCCGAGTCTGCGGTTGCCGTGACTAGTGTTTGGAGCACGACGGGCGAGCGGTGGCTCATCCCGGTCTCTCCAGAGCATCTCGGCTTCAAGTGGGAAGAATCTACAGGCGAGCCGCAGTTCTTCTGGGTTCGAGGGCTGCATTGGCTGGCGGTGTGGCCTAAGCCGAATTCGGCCACTGGCTACCTGCGCGTACACTTCGCTGGCCTAGCGCCGCACTACACTGTAGGGCAGGACGTATTGGCTGACCTGCCGGATGACTTTGTGCCCGCTCTTGAGGACTACTCGCTCTATGACATGGCGGCGCAGGATGGAGAGACCGAGAAGGCGCTACGGCACTTTGGCGAGTACCGCAAGCGCGAGCAGGCGTTTGCAGAGTTTATCGAGCGGCGCACGTCCACTGCCCGACACGGCGCTATTGGAGGTTTGCGGTGACGGCTACAGATAAGACTGGGGCGCAGTGGGGCGAGCCGGCCACAAGCCACTTTGCCATTACGCCTAGCGACGTTAACGAGTTTGAGTTTGTGACCAGAGCAATCTATGTCGGGATCACAGGAAATGTAAAGGTGCGCTCCCTGGACGGAACTGATGCAATCTATGTTGCAGTCCCGGCTGGGCAGATTATCCCTATTCGTGCTCGGCTGGTCTTCAGCACAGGCACCACTGCGAGTAGCCTGGTAGGAATGCTGTAGGCCATGCGCCTTGATATCGCTACATCGTTACGTCTCATGCAGCGACCTGTTTTCTCAACCTCTAACCAAGACCTTATCGACTTACTTGATACCTACTGGAAGTTTAACGAGTCTAGCGATGGCAGCGCTCCTGTGACGCGAGTAGACTCCGGTCCAAACAGTGTTGATCTTACGGACAATAACACGACTCCAAGTACCACAGGACTTGTCTACGCACTGGCCGCCGACTTCGACGGAGCGAATTCGGAATACTTCAGTAGCACCAACAACGCAACCTTGGATAAAGGTGACGAAGACTTCAGTCTTGTCTTCTGGGTAAAGTTCGGGAACCTGACCGGGACACAGATGGTGATGGCCAAAGATGTCACCACTACAGGCTACTCTGGGGATTACACTGTGTGGCTCGATGCCACGACTGATCGAATGGTCTTTGGGTACAGTACAGGCCCGGCCTCAGAGCAGTTTGCTGTCGATGCAACTTTTGGGCCGTTAACAGCAGGTGTGTGGTACATGGTGACCGGCGGCTACGACACGAACCGGCAGCGTGGGTTCATAACTGTCAACACATCAGCGATTACCGAGACGAACGTTGGCATTCATAGCGCGGCGAACACAGAGCCACTGAAGGTCGGAAGACGGAACTACACTGGTGCCCCAAGTCACGCCACGGCTGTGACAGGTCCAGCAATGCTGTTTCACGGTGTTCTTTCTACCAGCCAGATTTCCCGTCTCTACAACGGAGGAGCGGGGTTAGCACTTTTCTAATGGGACTTTTGCCTAAAGCGCTACGAAGTCAGGCCGATGCGTGGATCACCGCGAATCTGCCTCTGGTAATCGTGGCGCAAACGACGAACAGAGACAGCAAGCCTCGATTCCATCAATGTCTTGACTCGCACACGACTCCTCCCGCCGGAAACGCTCCTCCAGACCGCAGGCGCAACAGGACAGGCGATAACGGGGAGGGTTGGGACAACTTAGGTGCGAGTGCAATGTTGGAAGGTGTGCCTGTTCCGCTATCGGCCTCCATAACGTCCTACGGCGGTCCGTTGGGCGAAGGCTGGGAGTTGGTAGCCCAAACGTTTGACTCCGGGACTAGGTACCACAAGGTAGTAGGTCGTGGCCCAGAAGCCCAGTTTCGTGACCACGACTGGCAAGAGATTGTACCGGCTCCGGGTAGGATCGTACCCAAATCAGGTACACGGAGGCGGGTGCCCGCCCGCAGAAGCGGTTTGTCTGGAGGTTCGCGCTAATGGCCGTAGTAGCCCAAGACGTAACTGGAGCCCAGTGGAACGAACCCGCAACGCGGCAGTTCCCAATCGTTCCAAGTGATACTGACGAGTTACCCTTTGTGGTCCGGTCAATATACGTGGGCAGCACCGGAAGTGTGTCGGTTATGTCCCATTTCGGAGACATCGCCACCTACGCTGCTGTACCGACAGGGCAAATCCTTCCTGTGCGTGCTAGGAAAGTGTTTGCAACTGGAACCACCGCAAGCGGACTTGTGGGAATGTACTGATGCCTGAGTTCACACCGTTTCGTCCCATGATAATCCCGTCGCAAACGGAGCAGATGCGGTCTCTGCGGACTGCTGTGCTACACGCAGGTATGGTCAATACGTATGTGCCGACCGTGTTTGTGCCAAGTACTATCCCGACCCAAACCGAGCAACTACAGACACTTCAGACTGCCATGCGGCACGCCGGCTTCGCCCGAGCATACCTTTTTGTGGTATTCAGGATCAAGCCGCTGTGGCACAGGCTACTGGCCCTAATCGGTCTGAGATAAGTAGGGAAGACGCATGGCGATTCAACTGAACGAGACAACTAGGAACGCTCGCCTTGACACCATTGAGTCAACCAACGGGGCAAGCTGTGCTTTGGAGATTAGGACAGGCGCGCAACCGGCTACAACCGCATCGGCCAACAGTGGTACCATCCTAGTCACCATCAACCTTCCGGCTGACTGGATGGCTGCTGCTGCCAGCGGAGCGAAGGCTAAGTCAGGGACATGGCAGGACGCCTCCGCTGACGCGACTGGAACCGCGGCACACTTCCGTGTCTTCAACTCGCAGGCGACTAAGGACGGTACAACTTGCTTCATGCAGGGGTCAGTCGGTCAGGGCTCCGGCGACTTGTCCTTGGACAATACAGCTATAGTGGCTACTCAGTCAGTTACTATTAACACCTTCACGCTCACAGACGGAAATGCGTAAGCTAGGAGACTCACGTTCATGGCAGGATTTATTGGCGGCACGCCGGTCTCACTGACTGGCACAACGTGGGTTACGGTTGTGGCTGCTCCGGCAGCAAGCAAACAGCGGCAGATTCTTGGGATTCATGTCAATAACCTCGACACTGCGACACGGGTCATAAAGTTGAGAAAACTCGTCGCTGCTGCTGGTTACGAAGACTATCCTCCGGTTACGATAGCAAGCACAAAGAGAGCCCAGGAATCTGCCGCTGTTTGCTTGCT